CAGTTAAAGACAAGTATCCAAAAGGTTAATTATGAGTACAATCGCAGTCAATGCAATTACTGATGCCAATGCTGGTAACACAACAAGCATCAATGGAGTCACGCCTAATACATCTAACGTAATTGGTAAGAACATACTTATTAACGGTGCTATGAATGTGGCACAACGTGGGACAAGTTCAACTGGTGTTACAGCTAGCGGTTATTATACTTGTGATAGGATGCGGTATTCTGAAAACAGTTTAGGAACAGCAGCATTTACTATAGAACAATCCACTGACGCACCTTCTGGTTTTGATTATTCTCTAAAACAAACAACTACAACAGCAGAGGGGGCTGTTAATGCAACAGATGCTTGTAGAATAATAGATTACCGTATAGAAGGACAAGATTATTCCCGACTTGCATACGGAACTTCTGACGCAAAAAGTGTAACACTATCTTTTTGGGTTAAATCTAGCGTAACTGGAAATTATTCTGTATCTCTTGCAACTTTTTTATCAGCGTCTTTCAATAGAATTATCGGGTCAACTTACACAATTAATTCAGCTAATACTTGGGAATACAAAACAATTACATTTGTTGGTGATACTTCTGCTGGGCATGATGGTGGAGCTATTATTGGAGCTAATTTGTATTTTAGTATAGGAGCTGGATCTGATCTTACTTCTACTGATAATTCCTCTTGGGGGGATTATGCGTTAGGAAAATTTCACTATGGTCAAACCGCACAAGTTCAAAATACTCTTAACGCTACATTTCAAATCACAGGAGTTCAGCTAGAGGTTGGCGACACAGCTACTGAGTTTGAGCATAGACCGTATACGACTGAGTTGCAGTTGTGTCAGAGGTACTACCAACAACCAATAGATAGCGGATTAGATTTTTTTGCTGGTTACATGGTAAATGGTTACTACGGCCCAGGATGTTTTTCAACATGGTATTGTGAAATGAGATCAACGCCTACAGTAGGAGTTACTCTTGGTAGTTTAAGTCTTGTTGGTACTGTGTCTGTCAATTACTTTGATAAAAAAAGATTTAAGTTAAATCCAAGTGCTAACGGTACTGGTAGTGGTTTTTGGTATTTAGCTAAACTAACAGCAGATGCGGAGTTATAAATGTATAAGATAAGAGAGAAAAATTTAATTACTAACGAAGTATTATCTGGAATTATTCGTACATCAGACGGTGCAATCATTCCTGATGATGAAGCTAATACAGATTGGCAAGAATATCAAAAGTGGCTGGCTGAGGGCAACACACCAGATCCAGCAGATTAATTAACAGGAGATATAGATGGCAGATACAACGACCACAACTTATTCTCTGGTAAAGCCAGAGATTGGCGCATCCGAGGATTCTTGGGGGACAAAGATAAACAATAACCTTGACGGCATTGATGACTTGCTCGACGGAACAACTGCCGTTACAGGTATTGATATTAACTCTGGTACGATTGATAACGCAGTTATTGGAGGCGCAACGCCAGCGGCTGGAACGTTTACAACTGCAAACGCCACAACATTACAAATTGGCGGCGTGTCAATTACATCTACAGCCGCAGAGCTAAATCATTGTGACGGCGTTACGTCAAATATTCAGACTCAATTTGATGCGCTATCTACATTAGATCAAATAAAAAATGCGCTTAATCCAGTTGGATCAATTTTTACAACGGTAACTAATTATGCTGACTCAGCTGCGGTGGTTGCTGCAATTGGAGGGACAACATGGGTTAGATTCGGAGCTGGAAGAGCTTTAGTTGGTTACGACGCAAGCGATACAGACTTTGACGCCGCAGAAGAAACTGGCGGTACTAAAGATTCAATTATACCTACACACACTCACACAGCTACTTCGGCTTCAACGTCTACAGACTCTGGACATACACACAGCGTTGCACGAGGTCTTGGTGCTTCTGGCGCTGGTGGAGATGCTTTGTTGTCAGGAAGCGGTGTTCAGTCAGGTTCAGCAACTGCAAACATTACTACTACAACTACAACAACAATAGCTAGTGCTGGTGAATCAGCAACAGGTAAAAACTTACAACCGTACATAACAGTTTTTATGTGGAAACGAACTGCATAAGGGAAAATAGATGGCATTGATTCCATTAAAGCTACCGCCGGGCGTGTACAAGAACGGCACAGAGTTTGAGCAATCAAACAGATGGCGTGACGCAAGTTTAGTGCGCTGGTCTGAGGGCAGTATGCGTCCAGTTGGCGGATGGACTGATTTTGTTACATCTGGCATAGCCGCTCCGCCTCGAGGAATGCATGGTTGGCGAGATCTAGACGCTAATAATAATCTTGCGGCTGGAACCTATGAAAAACTGTATGCAATAAGCTCTGCTGGAACTGTTACCGATATTACTCCAGCTTCATTTACATCCGGCAGGGAATCTGCAACACAAAATACTGGATATGGCGGTGGATTGTATAACGTAGGATCGTATAGTACTCCTAGAACTCCATCTGCAAACTGGTTGCCAGCTACAACTTGGGCAATCGATAACTTTGGCGAGGATTTAGTTGCCTGCTCATCAACCGATGGAAAATTACATTTATGGGACGTTGACGGCGGCGGTGTCGCCGCACCAATAACTAATGCGCCAGTAAACAATCAAAGTTTGATTGTTACCGAGGAGCGGTTTTTGTTTGCTTTGGGCGCTGGCGCTAATCCTCGTAAAATACAATGGTGCGATAAGGAAAACTTAACGTCATGGACGCCAGCAGCAACAAATGAGGCTGGCGACATTGAATTACAGTCCTCTGGAACAATTAGATCTGCAATTAGAATTAGAGGCAGAACTTTAATAGTTACTGACGTTGACGCTCACTTGGCTACTTATCAAGGGCCGCCGTATGTATATGGATTTGAGCGCGTTGGCTCTGCCTGCGGCACTGACTCACCAAAGTCGTTGGTTGCGGTTGATCAAGCCGCATTTTGGATGGGGCAGAAGGGATTCTTTTTCTTTGATGGATCAATCGTAAAAGAACTTAACTGCGAAGTTAGCGATCATATATTTCGAGACATAAACACAAACCAAATCAGTAAAGTATATGCAACGCATAACAGCCGTTTTTCAGAAATCTGGTGGTTCTATGCCAGTGAAGATTCTACAGAAAACAATCGTTATGTTTCATACGATTATAAAGACAATATATGGATGATTGGCGAGCTGTCTCGAACAGCTGCTATTGATACCGGCATTTTGCGTTATCCAATATGGGCGAATAGCAATGGAAGGCTTTACTTCCAAGAATATGGATTTAATCACGACGGCGCAACGCAATTTGTTGAATCTGGCCCGATAAGTCTTGGTAATGGTGATAACATTATGCACGTCACTGATTTAATTCCAGATGAGTTAACTCAAGGCGACGTAAACGCCAAGTTTAAGACTAGGTTTTATCCTAACGGCACAGAAAGCGAGTTTGGATCATTCACAATGGCTAATCCAACAAACGTGAGATTTAGTGGTAGACAGGTAAGAATGAGAGTTGAGACTACGGTCAATAATGATTGGCGAGTTGGCACGATGCGAATCGAGGCCAAGGCCGGAGGCAAGCGTTGACTGGGCCTCCACCATTAGGCGGCAGCTGGCGAGAATGGGCCGAGCGTCTTAATAACTTTATTGCCCGAACAAAGAATAAGCTGGATTTTAAGTTAACTGGCGATTCTGCGTCTGAAGATGGGATTATGCTCTGGGACGCATCAATAGAGCATATGGTTGTCTCAACAAATGGCGCTTTTCAGCCCATTCCATACGGTGAGAACTCATATGGATACTTTGTAGATTTTACTAATCAAACTGCCTCAACTATTAATACGGCTACTGCGTTAACGTTTAATACAAGTGCATCGTCGCACAATGTGTCTATTGACGGCACTGATGCAAGCAAGATTGTGTTTGCTAAATCTGGCGTATATCGATTAAATTTTAGCGCTGAAATTACTTCAAGTTCAGCCAGTACGGTTACGTTTTATTTCTGGCCTCGAGTTAACGGCGTTAATCTAGCAAACTCAACAATGGTGACTACGCTACACAGTAACGGAGACAAAAAAATTATTAGCAGGTCTGGCGTTTTTGAGGTTGATGCCAACGATTATTTGCAATCAATGTTTGCTGTAGATAGCACAAATGGATCTTTATCAACGACTGCGGCAACTGCATTTTGCCCAGCATCGCCATCTGTAACGCTGTCCGTGGCAGAACTTTATGTGCCATGAATGTTACTGAAAAACTGGTCGAATGCAGGAAGTATATTGATGACGCTCTTGCTTATAGCGGTGGTACACATACTTTCGATGATATTGTTCTTGGTGTTCTTAGCTATAGGTACCAATTTTGGCCTCTTGATGATGGTTGTTGTGTTACTGAAATCATTGAGTATCCGCGTAAAAAAGTGTTTCACGTTTTTCTAGCTGGTGGTAGGCTTGAACAAATTACAGCCTTAAATGAGCCATTTGCTGAGTTTGCCAAGGCAAACGGATGCTCTTCATTAACAATAGCTGGTCGTAAGGGCTGGGAAAAAGTATTAAATAAACTTGGATGGAATTTTGAGTTTACAACGCTTAAAAGGGAGATATAAATGAGCGGCGGCAGTAAAGGCGGAAGCCGACAAACAACCAGTACCTTGCCTGCATGGGTTCAAGCGCCAGCAGAAAGAAATATTGCTAGAGCTGAACAAGCCCAAAAAGTTGGTTATATGCCATTTTACGGGCCTGACGTTGCAGCATTCAATCCAACTCAACAGGCGGCTTTTAATACAAATATTGGCGCAGCAGAAGCATTTGGTATGCTTCCGCAGGGATCGTTAACTGCCATGCAAGGAATGGCGCCGAATCCACAAACATTTGCAGGCGGACTACAAGGCTATTCATCTGGCGCTTTGTTTGATCAAGCTCTAGCTGAGTTACAGGCAAGAAGGCCGGGGCAGGTAGCTCAATACAACAAAATGTTTGTTAATCCATTTAGCGGCAGTCAACCGGCCCCATTAGCGCCGCCTAATGATAACTCTGCATTATTAGATTCTTATGCGCAAAGGCTAGGTAGAATTGAAGGCCACGTCTTTACGCCGCGATAAACTATAAAGGACAAATTATGGCAGGATCACCACAGGGCGGAATTCCTAACGTAAACCAAGCGGCGGCTCAAGGCGTATACGGAGCTGGGCAAGGCGCTGCTTTTGAAATGGGATATGCGCCGCAACAAGTTCAAGCAGGACAATTGGCAACTACTGATCTTTCTCAGTATCAAAATCCTTACACGCAACAAGTTATTGACGCTCAGGCGCAAGATGTATTGCGTAACGCTCAAATAGGTATGCAAAATCTTGGTGCGCAAGCACAGGCCGCTAGTGCATTTGGTGGTTCTCGGCACGGGATAGCCCAAGCTGAAATTGGGCGTGGCGTTGCTGATATGCTGGGGCAACAATCTGCGGCGCTAAGGGCGCAAGGATTTCAGAACGCACAACAGGCCGCTCAAGCTGATATTGCCAATCGAATGGCGGCAGATCAGTTTAACGTTGGCAGTGGATTGCAAGGTAGTCAGCAACGTTTAGCGGCTGGAAATCAACTTGCAAACGTTGCTAACCTTGGATTTGGCATGGGTCAACAAATTAATCAAAATTTGTACGATCAAGGCGCATTGCAACAAGCTGCGCAACAAGCGTTAATTGATTCTGCAAAACAACAATATGCAGGATATGTTGGCGCCCCAGCAAATAGCATTAACTATGCGTCTAACGCAATTGGAGCTACTCCAATGGGCGGAGGAGCAACTCAAACTCAAACTGGAAGTCCGGGGATGGGGCAAACATTATCTACAATACTTGGGCTTGCAAGTATGGCTGGATTTTCAGATGAAAATTTAAAAACAAACATTAAATACATAGATAAAACTTTAAGTGGCATTGAAATGTATACATGGGATTGGAATGAAAAAGCAAAAGAACTCGGCATTGATAGTCAGCCAAAAGCTGGAGTTATTGCTCAGAAAATATTACTTACTCATCCTGATGCCGTATCAGTAGCAGATAATGGTTATTTAATGGTCGATTATTCTAAGATAAATTAATATGTTTAATCCATTTGAAAAAAACCGCCCCAATCCTTATAACTCGCAAGGATTGTTTGGGCAAGTAACTATGTCGCCTTATGTTGCAGCTCAATTAGGTGGCGAACAAAATCTAATGCCGGCGTCAACTGTTGCGCCTCCAACGCCTCCTAGTTATGAAGAACCTCAAGGCATCCCATCTGGATTATTATCCAAAGACCAACCAAAAGGCGGTTCTTTAGAGGATTATTCATTAGGGCAAGGGGATTCCGGTATTGGTTTGCAACTCCCAACACAGACAGACATTGGAATGCAAGGGCCAACTAACGGTGGATCAATTGGATTGCAACTTCCAGATATGCAAGTTCCAAATATGCAGCTTCCAGATCAGGATGAAGATGGTTTAGGAATGTTCATTAGGGACTTTAGCTTCTAAATAGGAAAAAATATGGCAATGGGATTACTTAATGCGGTCGACTTGATGGCGGAAAAAATAGCAAAAAAAAGAGGGCTAAATGCTCAACAACCTCAGTTAGTCCAGCCGCAACAAAACAGAATGGTTCCAATTGTAGAAAATCGTCCTGCTCCTATGGAGCAAATTATGCCAAATTCAACTATGGTATCCAGAATGCCGCGTAATTCAACCATGAATCAACAGCTTTACAACGCTCAATTGCCGGGGAATCCAAACGAAATTATTTCTCCTGCTTATCCAGTAGAAGAAAAAATGTACAACGCTGGTCAAATAAGCGCTCCTATATATGAGGTAGACACGTCTAGGATGCGGCAAAGTCCGCCATCCAATATACAGCGAGAGGTGGTTTATCCGGGGCAACAAATAAACAGTTTAGGCTCTAATGGCGGCGTTATTGACAAGATACAATCTGACGATAGGTTTTCTTTTTCAAGCCAAGATTCTCTTGGATTAAAAAGAAATGGAACTGTGCAATTTAAAGGAACCGATACGGGAGTTGATCCAGTTCAGTTGGATAAAAATCAACAAAGATTAAGCCAAGGTTACGGCTCGCAAAAACACTACGAAAACACATTTGGCAATGCTGAATTTATGCTTGCATTGGCAATGGGATTTAACAACTTAAGCACTTTTCCAAATGCGCAATGGGGCCAGTTTTTGCAAGGCCAAATGAAAGACATTTCAACGCAAAAGAAAGCAACAAACAACGCCAATTGGTTTGTAAGTAGAGGCAGAGAAGATCTTGCAGAAGCTGTTTTTAACGGCCTACCAATGGAACAGGCTTTGGCAGAATACAACAAAAAGCCAGATGAAACTTTTAGGGAGCTTACCGCAGAAGAATATAAAGCAATGGGCCATGATCCACTTGTGAACGGAAGAATACAAGTTAGCGAAACAACTGGCAAAAAATCTGGTTTTGGAAGTAAGCCGCCTGTAACAAATGTTAGTGTCAATACTGGTGATCCTGCCACCTCATTTGGCAAAGAAATAGGCAAGTTAGGCGCGACAGAATTTGTTGAATTACAAAAAAATGCAATGAAAGCGCCAAGAGCAATAGCATCAATGAGTGCGATTACAGAGGCATTAGTAGATCCTACTATTTTTGAGACAGGGCCGGGTGCGGAACTGGGCGTTACTATATCAAAAATAAAAGAATTTGCTAGGCGATCAGCAGGATCATTTTTTGATGCGGATGGAACATTTAGGCCAACAACTAAAGATGGGAAAAAAATTACAGAGGCAGCGCTTATAAATGCTGCATTAGGATCATCTGTTTTTGGCGCTATTGGAGAGCTTGGAATTGGTGCAAGAGGATTAGATACTGTAGCAGAAAGGCAATTTTTACAAGAAGTTCTAGCTGGAACAATTGAGATGACGCCGGCTACTTTGTTGTATATGTCTTATCTAAAACAAAAAGTATTGAAAGCGCAAATGGAAGATTACAATACAAAATTTGATAATCCAAAAATAGCAGAAGATGCAGCAAAAGCAGGATTTTCTAGAGTAGAAATTCCTGATATGCCTTTGCCAGATTTTGAATCTCTTTCTGATGCAGAAAAATATCTTGAAAAACAAAGAAGGGCAAGAGGATTCTATCAAGTTCGACCTAATTCCGATGCTGAAGATGACTCAGAAACCTTTATTGATGAAGATGGAATTGAATACGATATTGAGGTAGTAGAATAAATTATGCCTATATATAAATTTACGCCAAAAGGTTCAAGTGAACCTGTACAAATATTTGCGCCTGATAAACAAACTGCAATTTTAAAATTAAGGCAAGCCGACAAATCTCAATTTGTTAAAATGAAAATGAGAGCGCCGCAAACGGATTCTCCTCAAGTAATAAAATCTATAAGTAAACAAGAAGCTAGTAATGTGCTTAATAATATGCCAAGCGGTGGTATAGGCACTCAGTTTCTGGCTGGAGTTAATCAAGGTGTAGCTAATTTGGCTGGACTTCCAGTTGATTTGGCGACCGCCGGAATAAATAAAGTTGGTGGCGCATTTGGAATGGATCCAATAGAAAATCCATTTATGGGATCACAATATTTTCAAAACGTTATGGAAATGCCTCAAACATTAAGAGGTCAAAGAAGATCTTCTGAATATCAACCGCAAAGTCCGGCAGAAAGATTTGCGCGTCGAGGCGGAGAGTATGCAGGCGCAAGTATCATTCCGGGATCGGCTACTGTTGGCGCAGCTCGAAAACTTGGTATTGGCCCAGCATCATCAACTGCTGCTGGAGAGGCTGCAGCAGCTGCAACTGCAGCAGGATTGGAGCAAGCAGCTGTAGAACAAGTAGAAAAAACTGAGGGCGAAATACCATCTTGGCTGCAAAGCATAATAGGGATGGGCGGCGCGTTTATACCGGGACTTGCAGGCGGTCTTGTAAAAAGATCTTCAGCAAAAAAACAATCTATTTATAAACAAACTGCCAACGATTATAAAAAAAGAGCATCAAACCTTTATGGTCGAGTTAAGTTAGAAGGTAAGGCAATAGATCCAACTTCGTATAAAGGATTGGCTGATGACAGTTTTACCTATGCTGTAGATGAAGGATTTACTTACATTGATGATTTAGGAAGAGTATCTCTAAGTAAAGATTTTAATAAATCTGAAGAGGTTTTATCTACGTTAAAAGCTAGGGATAGACAAAATTTTGTTACGCCTGCGCAAGCAATGGCAGACCGAAAAATGATACAAAACGCAATACAAGATTCTGAAGGCCCACAAAAGGCTTTATTAAAGAAAATTTGGACTGATTACGAGGCAAGGATTGGAACTCAATTAGGAGATGATTTTATTGAGGCAAACAAATTGTGGAGAACTGGAACTACCGCAAATGAAATTTTATCTGAATTAAATTTAGCAGCTATTAAAATTGATCAAGGTAGAGACGCTTATCCTTTGATACAAAATAGGCTTTCAGCAATTTTACAAAGACATGAAAATGGGCGAGAGCCATTTTTAACGCAAAGCCAAGTTGCTGCTATTAAAAAGGCAAGTGATACAACCACTACTCAAAATATTGGTCGTATGTTACAACAATTTGGCCTTGGTGGTAACAGCTTACAAAGGATTACCAGTGCTGGGCTACCAGCTTTAGGTGCGGCTGGTGCAGCACAGTATACAGGTGATATTACTGTTCCTGTCATTTTAGGTGGGGCTGCTGCAGGTCAAACAGTATCTAGTGCCGGTGGCGCTATGGCGCGAGGCAATCAATCTGCCAGAGTAAACAAAATGATTGAAGAAGTCTTAGCAAATCCAAATATAATAGAGTCAAAAAAACAAGCATTAATTAATGCAATCACTAGATTTTATGGCGCTCCTACGGCAGTCGCTACTGGCGAATCTAGTGGAAGAGCTTTTGACGACGCCACCATAATGCCATAAGGAAAAGTAAATGAAGCCAGAACGGATGGATGAAGATAGAGTTGAAAGCATCGTACAGCAGGCAGTACAGGATGCCGTTGATTTTATTGAGAGCGAGATTGCTGACGACAGAATCAAAGCGCAAAGATACTTTGATGGTGAAGTAGATATTGGCGAAGAGGATGGTCGATCCAAAGTAGTTGCAACAAAAGTACGCGACACAATACGATCAATTAAGCCGAGTCTATTGCGCGTGTTTTTATCGACCGATCGAGCTGTCGAATATATTCCATCAAACCAAGATGATGTTGCCGTTGCTCAACAGGCGACGCAATATATGCACTGGGCATTTAACGAACTTAATGGTTACAACTTACTGAACGATGCGTTTCACGACGCGATGGTTAAGAAGGCTGGCGTCCTAAAGGTTTACTGGGACAAATACACAGAGGCTGAGACTTACAGTTTTACAAACTTAACTGATGAAGAGTTCGCAGCCATAGTTAATGAGGACAATGTCGATGTTATTGAACATAGCCAAGAAATGTCTATCTCCATTGATCAAATGGGGATGGAAATCGAAGTTCCTGAGCATAGTGTCACGATTAGTCGAAAAACTGACAAAGGGATGCTACAAGTAAAATCTGTTCCGCCAGAGGAATTTATGGTGGATCGCAACGCCAAGTCTATTGATGACTTTTACGTTGTGGCGCACCGTACCGAGATGCGCGTATCTGATCTCGTTAACATGGGCTTTGATTTTGAGAAAGTATCTAATCTTACCGGCATCGGATCTAGCGACACATACTCTGAGATAGAGGATTTTGAGCGTCGCGGATATCAACAGGAAGAGGAAGAGTCAACCGAAGATTTATCTATGAAGCTGGTCGCGGTGACCGAGGCGTACATGAAGATGGACATCGAGGGAACTGGCGTCGCACAGCTCTACAAGTTTATGCTTGGCGGCAATGACTACCAACTCCTAGATTATGAGCCATACAGTGAAGTCCCATTTGCCGTGTTTGAGGTCGATCCTGAGCCACACGCATTTTTTGGGCGATCTATATCTGATCTTATCAATGACGATCAAGACGCATCTACAGCGATGCTCAGGGGCGTTCTAGACAACGTTGCGCTGACAAACAATCCTCGCATGGGCATTGTGGACAATCAGGTCAATGTTGACGATGTGCTAAATAACGAGATTGGCGGCATTATTAGGATGAAGAATCCACAGGCGATTGTGCCTGTCTCAGTGCCGTTTGTAGCCGCTCAAACGCTTTCTGCTATCCAGTATATGGATGACGCCATAGAAACCAAGACAGGCGTTTCTCGGGCCTCTATGGGCCTTGATCCAGACGCTCTACAGAATACTACTGCAACTGCGGCAAACATTACAAAGCAAGCTGGCGCGGCTCAGATTGAAGTTATGTCACGCAATCTTGCCGAGGGCGGCATGAAGCGCCTATTTAAGCTCATGCTGAAGCTCTTTATCGAAAATACTGACGAAGAGAAAATGATGCGCATGAATAGTCAGTTTGTGCCAATTGATCCTAGATCGTGGAACTCAAGCATGGATGTTATGTGTAACGTTGGGCTTGGCACTGGTAAGGAAGATGAGAAAGTTGCCATTCTGCAGCAGACACTACAGATGCAAATGCAGATCTGGCAGACTTACGGCCCCGGCAACGGACTCGTATCAATGACGCTTATTCGCAATACGATGGCGGATATTATGGCGCTTGCTGGCGTTAGAAATAGCGATAGATACTTGATGCCAATGGATGATCAGACCGAGCAACAGTTACTCATGATGAAACAACAGCAGGCAGCACAACAAGGCAAGCCGCTCGATCCCGGTCAGGCTCTCGTACAAGCCGAGCAGCTTAAAGCGCAAGCTAAAGCTCAAAGTGACATGGTTAAAATGGAAGTTGATGCACAGAAAGCTATTGCTCAAGACGACCGAGAGCGTGACAAAATGGATCAAGACTTACTTATTAAAGCCGCTGAAATTCTTGGCAAGTACGATACAGCTATTGATGTTGAAAACATTAAAGCGGCACAGTCAGAGCCAAGATATCCAGATGAGCGCCCAAGCGGTGCAGTATCTGGCGGTAGATTTTAATGGCAAAAGTTAAAGAAAAAGCATCAAGATTACAACGGCTCAAAGACGACTCCACATTTAAGGAAGTCATTGATGCCGTAAAAATGCTACAGGTTAGCATTTTCACAGATCCGAACTCGACCACCGAGGATCGCGATAACGCGCACGATATCATTCGTGCATTATCAACTATCGATGATTACATCAACACCGCTTTGGCGGATGAGAAGATTTTCGATAAAAAAACTAGGAGATAAGTACCGTGTCAGACACGACTGAAACTCAAGAAGCACCAGCATTCGACGGAAGTATCGAACAGGCAGTTGGTTTAATTACTATGCCTGAAGAATCCGAACAGGTCGAGCAAAAAGAAATTACAGAATCTGAGGATGTATCTCCAGAGATGGAAGCATCGGAATCAGAGGACGTTGATGACGCCGAGGTCAACGACGGCGAGGAAGAGGAAACAGAAGTTGAAATGTCGGACGATGACGAAGAGGCAGACGAACCAGCCGATCCAGAAGAGCCTGCGCCAACGTTGTTTACTGTCAAAGTTGATGGTGAAGAACAGCAGGTATCCTTAGAGGATCTTAAGCAAGGTTATTCAGGCCAGAAGTACGTCCAAAAAGGAATGCAGGAAGCTGCTGCTATTCGCAAACAAGCGGAAGAGGCATACACTGTATTGCAAGCTGAGTCGCAAAAACTTGTAGAACTAAATAATCAATTAAGCTCTGGACAATATATAGCGCCACCACAACCGCCAACAAAAAAACTTTTTGATGAAAATCCATTAGGTTATTTGGAGGCAGACGCTGAATATAAAGAGAAAATGCAGGCATACCAAATTCAGCAATCTCAGATTAACGAACAATTACGACTTCAAGAAGATGCTCAAACAAGAGCTAGACAAGCTAAGTTGGAATTAGAAGCTAAAAAATTAGTGGAGTTAGTACCTGAATTTGCAGATCAAAAAGTTGCCGACACTCTCAAATCTAAAATGGTGGATATAGGGCAATCTGCTTATGGATTTTCATATGAAGAATTAAATAGAATTGATGATAGTCGAGCAATTGCGGTTTTAAATGATGCGATCAAATACCGTCAAATAGTCGCTGGCAAGTCGAAAGCCGAGCAAAAAGCTAAAGGCGCGAAACCAGTTATTAAGCCGGGATCGAAGAAAAATCAAAACCAACGCGGCAAGGCAATGGAACGGCAACGAGCCAAGTTCAAAAAGTCTGGTCGCATCGAAGATGTGATCGGTTTAATTGTTAATGAATAACTTAAAAGGTAAATACAATGGCACAACCAAGTAACACTTTTGACAGCTATGATGCTGTCGGTATCCGAGAGGATCTTTCAGATATCATTTATGACGTCTCGCCTTTTTTTGGGGCCAATCTGAAGTAATTCAGAATTGATAATTGCGTGAATTGCTGGAACGCTAAGTTGAAAAATAAGCCAATCAGCAGCCAAGCGTCACAGGGATGTGATGAAGGTTCAGAGACTAGGACATGGAGGCTAGAACAGCCAGTAAAGTCCCACGAGTGCGCAACATCCTACGGGATGAAGATATAGTCCGATACTCTTCAGAAACGAAGAGAGCCAAAGATAAAGAGCTTTGGTGTAACAATTGGAAGAAACACCGTTTTACACTAAGTGTAAAAAAGTAAAGGCAACTAACGCTCTACATGAGTGGCAGACAGATGCGCTTCGTGCGGCAGCTGCTAACGCTCACATCGAGGGCGATGAGATCACTGCCAATGCTCGTACAGCAACATCAAGACTAGGTAACTACAGCCAAATCTTTGTTGACGCTGTATCAATTCCAGATACAGACTCTGGCCTTAAAAAAGCTGGTCGCGCATCTGAGATTGCATATCAAATGCTCAAGACTGCTAAAGAGCAAAAGCGTGATATTGAAAAAGCACTTTTCGATTCAAACGCTCGAGTTGCTGGTAACAGCTCAACTGCCCGTGAGCTTGCAGGTATGCCAGCATGGATCAAGACCAACACTTCTCATGGTGCAAATGAAGGCGCTGATCCAACCGGCGACGGGACTGACACAAGAACGGATGAGACAAGTACGCTCTTAGCGTTTAGTCAAGCTCGTTTCGACACTGTCATGCAGTCAATCTGGGAAGAGGGCGGAAATCCTGATACTGTGTACCTATCAGCATTCCAGATGAATAAGGCTCTTGCATTCACTGGTATGAACAATCAGCGAGCAACTATCGGCGCATCTGTCGGTGGCACAAACGCTGTTGTTAACGCAGTTGACGTTTACGTTACGCCTAAACAAACCCCTTGGGCCCTTGCAGCGTAAGTTGCTATGGATAATCGCGTGAATTGCTGGAAAGCTAAGTTGAAAAATAAGCCAATCAGCAGCCAAGCGTCACAGGGATGTGATGAAGGTTCAGAGACTAGGACATGGAGGCTAGAACAGCCAGTAAAGTCCCACGAGTGCGCGACAACCTACATGGTTGAAGATATAGTCCGATACTCATCAGAAATGGTAAGAGGCAAGGATAAAGAGCCTTGTCATAACAAAATGTGGGGAACTGTAAACTTCATGCCTTCGCGTCATAACCGAAGTCGTGATGTGTTCATTTGTCAGGATGATATGTGGAGCGTTGCTGTTCTTAGAAATACTAAGAACATGGAGCTTGCTAAAACAGGCGACAGCACACGTCGAGCAATCGTTACTGAGCTAACTCTTGTTTCTAACAACGAGAAAGCATCAGGCGGTATCTTTGACAACACAACATCTTAATTGGTGTATGGGAGGGGCTAACGCCTCTCCCTTTTTTTATTGGAGGTTTGTTTGAAAGTTAAAGAGATAGTGCATCACGACGATGGTGGGGACACACTTACCATTGAGAACGTATACGATAACGATCCAACAATTAAACAAGTTAAAGACTTAAAAGATGCTGGATTCGATCAACAAAAAGGCGATAATAGACTTGTAGGCCGAATACCAATGCACATTATGTCGCAGTGGCTAAAAGAGGCTGGCGTTAAGTGGGATGATCATAAGGCGGCGCAGGAAGTGATAAAGAGAAAGATATTATCTGGTGACTTCAACAAGTTCAGAGTCTGGGAAGGAACGTTCTAGCATGGATCAAACAACCATCAACTGGATACTTGGTGGAGCAAGTGCTTTGTTTGGCGCTTTGTTTAACATCATATGGGCCTCAATTAGAGATTTACAAAAAAGTCAAAATAGAACGCAGTTTAGGCTTGGTGAGATTGAGGTTTTAGTTGCTGGTGATTATTTAAGAAAACAAGAATTTGAAAAATTTGTCGATCGAGTTTTTGTTAAGTTAGATTCCATTGATGAAAAGCTGGATGGGAAGGCTGATAAGTGACTCAAACGTTAGTAGAACTTTGGCCGATTATATCGGCGTTGGCGATACTGGCTGCCGGACTAATTAGTTTCCGCAGCGAAGTTTTGTTGCGTTTAAAATTCTTAGAAGAAAAGATTAAAACTGTTTTTGATCTTTTAAACAAAAACAAGTGAAAAACTTTGACTTATCAAAGGCGCTGGCAAGTTTAGTTCCAGTTTTGTTGGCGGCTATGTGGTGGGTCATTTCTAGCATTGGCGAGATCACGTCAGACATCCAATTGATTCGCGCTAACCAAATGCAATTGATAAGTCCGCAGGGCGTGATTGTTCCGAGTCCGGGCAACGCATTTGCGCGTCAAGAGCTTAAAGAAGAAATGCTTGAGCATATACACGATTTAAAAGTCAGAGTTAAACTTTTAGAAAGGACATCGCCAGATGGTTAAGAAAGTGCATCAAAATCCAAAAGGCGGTCTAAACGAAAAAGGCCGTAAACACTTTAAAAAAACTACAGGCGCAAATTTAAAGGCACCAGTTAAGTCTGGAGATAATCCTAGACGCGCATCTTTTTTGGCTCGTATGGGCGGCATGAAAGGCCCAGAGCGAGACTCTAAAGGCAAGCCAACAAGATTGTTGTTAAGTCTACAAGCTTGGGGCGCATCGTCTAAGGCTGACGCCAAAAGAAAGAGTGCGGCAATTACTAAACGAAACAAAAGTAAGAAAGGATAGTCATGGCAAAACGTGGACTTTATGCCAACATCAAAGCCAAAAAAGACAGGATCGCAGCTGGCTCTGGTGAGAAGATGAGGAAGCCCGGCGATAAAGGCGCTCCTACCGCAAAACAATTTAAGCAGGCAGCTAAGACTAGCAAAGCTGCTTTGGCTAAAAAAAGAAAACGTGCAAAATCCAGAAAGGCGTAAATTTAGTAGAAGAAAATCTAACTACAAAGTCAGATATGGCATCACATACGAAGAGTTTGTTGAGATGTCTTATGCCAGAGGCAATTTGTGCGATATATGCAAGATCAATGCCCTCGATACTGCTCGAGGCAAATTATTAGTTGACCACTGCCACAACAATGGCAGAGTAAAAGGTCTGGTATGTCATAACTGCAATGTTGGGCTTGGACATTTAAAAGAAAGCCCAAAGATTTTATTGGTTAGTTTTTTTTATTTAATTAAGTTTAGGATCAAATCTAGATGCTTGGGCTTGGTACAGAAGTTATACTCGCTATTGGTGGGAACCTCGTGGGCGTGTTCTCCGGCCTTCTGGCAAATGCGGCGAAGGCGAAAGCGGATCAACAAAAACTGATGATGGAGAGGCTCGCCTTTGATGTCGAGCATATGAAGGCCAGAGCAGAAATTGCCGACAAAGAATTTAAAGTAAGAACACAAGACAGATTCTCGAGCGCAACTCGACGCGTACTTGTGTTAGGATTTTTGGCGATGATTGCATTTATTAGTCTTGCGCCAATGTTTACGCCAGTTGATATTGCGGTGCCAGTTGAGAAATCATCTGGTGGGACATATTTGTTTGGATTAATTGATACAACAAAACGATGGACTGAATGGGAAATTATTCAAGGCGCAGCAATGTTTCGTTCGTCGTATGATCAAGTGATGCTTATGATTTTTAGTTTCTATGTAGGTAGTTCAGCAGTTAAACGTTAAAGGAGATAGTTATGCCAATGGTTGGAAAAAAACACTACAGCTATACCAAAGCTGGTATGAAAAAAGCCGAGGAAGATGCAAAAAAGAAAGGCATGAAAGTTAAAAAGAAAAAAAGAAGTTACGCAAAGAAAAAATAAAAAAAGAGAGCCTAAGCTCTCTTTGCGCACTCTGGGCCAATCCCAGATTTGATACTGTCTGGATGCGTGAGCGCTCGATTGCAACGACAGCAACGGCCTTCGTGCATAACTTCGACTGACCAATCGTCAATGCAATCAGTGTCGCTAATTGCGCAAAGTTTCTTTAAAAGCCATTCAAGCGCAATGAAAGATGGAGCCTCTTTATTGCCTTTTTTGCCAGCAATCAATGGGCCTTTGGCTTCTAGTTTGTAATCAACCATCCACAAAGATCTCATAAATCCAATGTATTGACTAGAAGCCCAATCTTGATTGTCAGGCCCAGCAAGAACTCTCACGAAAAATTGGCCTGTGCGAATCTTTTTGCCATCATAATCCTCGACCTGTTTTTGTGTAACTTTGTATGTGAAATGCTTACCAGTCTTTAAAGACTTAATCGTAAAAACAGCGTTACCGCCACGAATAAAATTAAATACGTCGATTTTGGTGTGAAATTTACTCATTTTTTTCTCCTATAATTCGCTCGGTCAACGTGATTGTTTTTTGAGCTGATGCGTAATTATAGCAACTCTGGCACTTTTGTGTCAATTATTTAACAAAAAAAGCCCCACTATAAGCAGGGCCAAAGGAGGAGAATCAAATGACTAATTATCCAAGCGAATTATATGTCTCATAAACTCGCTCAACGTTATTATAACCGTATTCCTTAGCCAGTGTCATAGCCTCAGAATCTCGGTAAGTTTTACCATCAATAAACGTAAACAGTTGTTCGCCTTTATCCCATTTATTTAAAGCTACCATATAGTACGGCCCAAACTTAATATGTTTGATCCGCTTATTAAACTTCCTTAGATTTAGGCTAACCACTAAACACCGCCTGCAGCCCTAAAAACACGGCAATTAAAACCAAAACCACTAACAACGCGCCAATCAAGCCAACATTGTTAATTGTGGAAAATAAGAGCGCATTACGATCTGGATCTAACTGAATTAGATCTTTCTCAATTTCGCCGGTGTAAAACAATTTTTCCAAACGCATTTTGTTTGCATCATTCGGCAATGAATTACCTGCCTCCCAGTTGGCAACTTGCCTCGAGGTCACGCCAATCATATCGCCAAGCTGTTCCTGAGTCAGTCCTACTTTAAGCCTCATTCGTTTAATGTTATCAGCGCTACGCATATTCTTTGTTAAGTTTTTATCCGCCATCATCTTTCTCCTCAGTAAAATCCTCAATTTGTAACTTTGCATCTTCAAATCCTGCGGTGACTATAACATTTTGGTTAATGCTTTGTAAATAATTGTGCCAGTCCTTTTGTTCTGGTGATATGCGACCGCCACTAGCTTTCTTCATCTCGATCCACAGCATCCACGCCGGGACGTACAGGTCTGGAACTCCTCGCATGACTCCCTCGGCCTTTAATCGTGCCGCAGTCGCGATATTTCTTTGACCGCCGTTTGGTATTGCAATGATCCTTATCCCTCTGTAATTTTTGCGAAACCAACTAACAAACTCTCTTTGCTCAACGTGTTCAGATCGACCAGTTCCTTTTGAGGACGCGGTAGTATTTGCCTTCCTTCTTGTAGAGTATCTCATGCGGTGCCTTCCCTTGATTCATGATAGAACAAATTTCATCAAGCGATGACGTCTTTAGTTTCTTGATATCAACTTTAGACTCTGACGCAATTTCAGCCAGTTTCATGGCGGCCTTGGTTCCGGCATAGCCAAAGTGTGTTAATGGAAAATATTCTGATATCACTGGATCGCTTAAAATGTTCGAGTAATATTTAACTTTAACCATTTCTTTTCCGCTTGCCCGAGATAAATGCTTTGACCAATTCCAAGACTCGACCACGAGATCATTGCCTGCTTTGCCCATTATATCGACGTCTGACAGTCGATACTTCTTCTCTTTTGGCTCTGGGAACTCATATCCGCAGTCTGGGCAGACTTTTACGGCTGGCGCGATCAAACTGTCACACTCTGGGCAGGTCTTTACTGGCGCCTCTCCAGTGCCTTTACCGGCCTTGTTTGGCGGCTGCACATTTGTGATCGGCCCGTGCATCTGCACAACGCCAGCAAAATCTAGCACCAAACAGTGATCGGTGTGGCTTTTGATACGCATACCACGCCCAGCCATCTGCACATACAGCCCAGCAGACATTGTGGGCCTTATCATGGCGATTAAGTCGATGTCTGGATAGTCGAAGCCGGTAGTCAATACATTGGCGTTTGTGAGCGCTCTCAGGCGTCCAGACTTGAAGTCGGCAATCATGCGCTCTCGCTCAATCTTAGGCGTCTCTCCGGTGATGCATTCCGCAGGGATGCCAGAGTCCACCAGCATATCTTTAATGGCGTGAGCGTGGTCTACGCCAGCGCAAAAAAACAACCAAGCCTTGCGGTTGCCAGCCAATTTAATCACTTCGCGCACGACTTCCGCGTTTGTGTGCGACTTATTTACAGCGGCTTGCAGTTCTTTCTCGATAAACTCGCCGCCTCGACGGTGTACGCCTTTGACGCTCAATTGCGTTCCTGTCAGTTTAGAGCGCAGCGGCGCGAGGTATTTATCCTCGACTAACGCCTCGATACTGGTCGGCTCGATCAAGTCATGGAATATGCCTTCATCATCGGTCAGCATCCCGTGACCGAGTCTGTACGGCGTCGCAGTCAGTCCGACAACGCGCAGCGCAGGATTAATAATCTTGAGCGCATCAATTAGTTTACGGTAACTGGTATCCGTGTTATGGGATATCAAGTGCGCCTCATCAACAATCATCAAGTCAATATGACCTATTTCGTGGGCTTTGTTTCTGATAGACTGAATCCCAGCAAAGGTGATTTTGCAATGGGATTCTTTACGCCCAATTCCTGCTGAGTAGATGCCGAGCGGTGCGTCGGGCCAGTGCAAAAGCATCTTTTCCGCATTCTGCTCGATTAATTCCTTGACGTGCGTCGCCATTAGTATACGAGTGTCAGGCCATCTTTTGATGGAGTCCTGACATATCGCGGCTACAACGTGCGACTTTCCACTGCCGGTCGGCAAAACAATGCACGGATTCCCGTGCCTGTTAAACCGAAACCATTCGTAGAGTTGATCAATCGCTAATTTCTGGTACTTCCTGAGCATCTAATTTGTCCAGTTCATCGGTCACAAGTTTTGCGTAGCCCTCTATGTCGAGCCATGAGTCACGAAGAAAGTAATTGCCGCACAAGATACGAGCCAGTTTGTTGCATATCATGTCGAGACTTTCGTTCATGTACGCTGGCATCGTTTTGTAGTTTGGCGACTCTCGAATGGTTCGCTTTAAGAGCTGGCTGGTTTTACTAACATAAGTGTAATGTCCGTATTGCCCGTGACGCTCTGCTAGTGTGCTGTCTATATCTGTCTTAATCATCCTGATATCTTTCCTCCGAAGTTAGATCTTAAATTTCCAATAAACTCGTCTGGACTCAGACAAGCATCCGTATTGCTAACAAGCTCACTGCTTGCAAAACAATCCTCTCCATCGCCGTTCTTAATGAACTGACCGTTAATCTCAAACGTGACAACGTTTGGATCGTCGCTTTCCATCCTCGACCAAGGCACAACGTCTTGGTGCAGTATGTGATCGTCGCATCCCTTGTGCTGAAAATCCTCGGGGATGTTGTCCGCGTTATGTCTGTTGCACGTCCAAGTGCCGTTGTCTTTCGGCTCAGAGTGAGCGCACGTCCGACAATTAATTTGCTTAGTCGGTTTGTTTTCGTGGCAGATATGTTTCGCCGGACACATCTTGCAAGCAAACCAAGTTGGATCGCTTGACAATCTTGGCGGCGCTTCCATTGACGTCGCAACCCATTCTCCCTTGCGCAGTAAACGCTCGGCAAACTCTTTATCAAACTCGACAATCTCGGTGTACATCTCATCGTTGTCTTTACACACGGCAACGTACAACGATTTATGTATTTCTTTTCCAAGCATATACACTTGCATCTGAGCATAGTGCATAGGCTTAGACTCTTGAACGCCTTTCCTCGACACGGCGTCAAAAGAACGTTTGTTGTGTGTTTTAAATTCTGCTAAAAATTCTTCCATCTCATGACCGGGTACGCCGCTCTTGATCACGCCATCAACTGATCCGCTAACGTGTCCGCCAAAATCAACTCGCGCCTGATTGTTGCCAACGTCACGGATATCGATACCGATTGCTCGCAGATCACTGACGATAGTGCGTTCCTCATCGTGGCCTCGACGAAATAGGCGGCGGATACGACCGGGGAAATTCTCCGCGAACGTCCACCGAAACATATACCAAAGATAACGCTCGCACTTATGCCCGAGCAAACTGCCGCCCATGTGTCCACGCTGCGTATCAGTTTTTTCTTGGTGGTACCTGTCGATCAGCTCTACGATTTTGCTCATGCGTTCCCTTAAAAAAAGAGGGCCGAAGCCCTCTGTTTATTTAGCCCAAGGCGCAGTTGCACCGTTGGATTTTTTGGGCGGCGTTGGCATCGATGAGCCACCGTCCATTGGTTTCCAGTCCTTAACATCATTGCTCGCAGGCCATTGCTCAGTTGCAGCCCTGATCGTAGCTTTGATTTTAAGATCCATGCCGACCAGCTCATCACTGTCTTTCGGTAGCGCAGACATTCCGCCAGCCATTGCAATCTGGCTTAACTGTTTCCTGCCAATACCTTCAGCTGCCGCGCTTTTGTTGTTGATGGTTATGTTCCCAAAAATAACTCGACCACTATAGTCACCGCCAATAATATCATATCGGATCGCAATATAGCGCCCATTTCCGGCCTTGGTCACTTTGATCTCAGCGCCCATAATCCGAGCGTCGTACCAGCCGTCAGGCACTGGTGAGTAGTCTCGAGGTGAATCGTCTACAACTAAATCGTGATTATCAAATTCTAGATCCATGTTTATTTTCCTTTTTCGTTTGTGATTGCAAATGATGGTCTGCTTGGCGTCGTAGTGATGGCTTCTAGCAGAGGTTTGGTGATGCTCTCGTCACAGTTTCGCCAGTTTTTAAGGTCAATTTCTGGTTTCCATCTGAACAAAGTGCTCAAGTGATCCGACAGTCCATGCTCCGCCGCCAGATCTTGTAGTTTCCCAGAATCAATCTTGCGATTTAATCTGGTCGTTATCTTAACCGATAGATCGCCATCGATAACACGAGTCGTGCCGTCGATCTGATCGTCGATCTTTAACATTCCCTTCATTTCATCTTCCAGCTTACGGCGTGTCTCAACGGCCTTGCGCTCAGTTTCCTTGGCCTTGATCCATTCTCGGGACACGCGCTGTAGTCGCACACTTTCCATTACGCACCTCCAATCTTTTTAATTAACTTGCCAAGATCCGGCTCTTCCCATTCCTCAAGCGCACCGGAACGATCCTTAGCCTGCCATGCAGAGTCGCCTTTGCATTTCAGTCCGTGCCAGATGTTGCCATCGGAATCTTTCTCAACGCGCAGAGCTAACAGCTCATCGAAAAAGTATGGGAGCTGCTGACCGGTTTTGTTGCCGGGCATACTAGGGGCGTACAAAATCTTGCCCGTCTCATCCGTCATCTTTTCTAGCTTCGCAGTCATATAAACATGCATAGGTAGATCTCGGAACGCACGGATCAAGTCCGTCATCTGTTCCTGCATTGCACCGTATGCCTGCCTCGGATCCTTCGCCTGCTTTTTCTCATGGTTCAAGACGACCTCGGCAATCTCCGAGATTGAATCGAGCGCAACAGATTCATACTTCGATCCATTGTCAACGAGCCAGAGATACGCATCCCGTAAATCAGCCATCGATCCAACTTTGATAAACGGTAGATCTGCATCCTTAATGCTCAACAGTCCGCCCTCGGCAGAACAGATGATTGGATTTGGTAACGTTTTGATCAGCGTAGTTTTACCTGCGCCAGCCTGCCCGTACACCAACAGTTTTATATATGTCGTCGAAACATCCGACGTGCTTTGCACTTCAATAGCCATATGGCCTCCTCTAATGTTATGGCGGTCTGAAATCAGTTCGCCAGTTAATATATTAACAGAGTTTGTCAGGTATAGGTATATATCCGCCAGACTCAACTAATATAGATTCATACTCAAAAAACGCCTCATCGCGATGTGACGGGCTGCCCATGTCGAGCAGTGGAAAGTGTTCGCCGATGTCCTCAACGACCACCGACTCACCGTCTGCCTCGACAACAAACACGCCAGAGTCATTGATGACGCAATCAAGCACAGTCATGCTCGGATCCGCGCCGGATGTAGATATCAGGAATACAATGGTTTTGGATTCGTTGTCCACTGGCGTAAATTTTTTGAGTTTCATTTTGTGCGATCCGTTCGTCAAGTTGCAACCACAGTATACATAAAAGCAATAATGCGATTACGCTCCCGACTAACACCAACAATAAGTTGGTAATAACGTGTAACCATTTTTCAATCATTCTGCATTCTCCCATTTCTCAACCATCACTGGTGTCACGATGTCTACAAAAGTTCTAGCCTCTCGATGCATCTCTCGGGCATACGAATCAAACTCGGTATCCTCAAGCTCGGCGTGATACTCGGCATACTCGAGCAGGTCTGGCAGCTCTTTGTTGTCACGAGTGATTAGCGCCCACTTGCCATCGACCTTTAGAATCTCTGGAATGGCATGATCACGATCTGCCGCCATTGCTAAGAATAATAAGTTAACTTTAATTACAATCATTTTGGCCTCCTGATGTCTACGCAACGGTTACACATCCACTTCTTATTTGTTTTGGTTAGTCTCCACCGACCGCCCTCGAGCGGTCGATATTGGTTACAGTAAGCGCAATGCCGCTGCCCAGTAGTCTTGGCAACAGCTTCGCGCATCTTTTGTATCTGCTCGTTATGCTTCATGACAACTTGATGCTGAAGATAGCATTGTGAGTTGTGTACTTGCCGAGCGTATCTGAGTCGACGCCCATATCCGCACACAAAGTTTTGTAGTCGACAACTTTGCGGTTGGCCTCGACATACGTTGCGGTAACCAATGCGCCCTCAACTTTCTTGACGTTGTTGGCGTTGCAAAAATCTTTGAGGTTATCTTTGATTGCGTCGGCCTCTTTTTTTAATTGTGCCATTTGCTTGGTAAGCTCGCCGAGTCGGTCAACATCTAATGCATTGATTAAAGTTCGTTCTGTTTTCATTTGAATCTCCTATTGTGTAAGGACTTGCGGCCTATTCCGTTTGTCCATGTAGGTTATTATAATGATATCGACGAACAACGCAAGCGCTTTTGTGCCTATTTATGAAATTAATTATCACTGACGGCGGACGAAAAGACGCAGGGCTTCGAGGCAAGTTTACCGGGGACTGCGTGATCCGCTCGATTGCCTTGGCCTCGGACAGGCCATATCGATCAGTTCACAATGATTTTAAAAAGTTAATTGCAAACAAACTGGGATACATCCCCGAGGACGGCATATTGACTAACAAACCGGCATTTAAGCGCTACATGGTCGAGTCTGGTTTCGTGTGGAACATCACCTGCCGCATTGGCTCCCGTGACAGAGTCCATATGAACGCTGCCGAGCTGCCAATAGGCAGGCTAGTCCTATCGCTATCGAAGCACTACACTTGCGTTATCGATCATGTGATCCACGATACATACGATTGCAGCAACAACGGCAAGCGCATGGTGTATGGATTCTGGTCTTTTGAACCAACTTGATTAGCTGACTTTTTTTGTAGTTGTCGATCTCGAGTCGACGTCGATATTGTGCGTACATATGCACCTCCCTCGGTTAAAAGTTAGGCGCGTTCCTTCGACTGGTGTCTACTTCCGTCCGTTAGGATGAACGATGCCGCGATT